CTGATTGCGGAGCCGCTTGGAATCGCCCGAAAGGCGGCGATGCCGGCAGTGCGGAAAGGAAGTTTCAATGTAGCTATTTCTATCGGGAAGCGGTTTTCGACCGTAGCGCAGGGATCCGCAGCTGCGCAGACATATACGGTTACGGAATATATCGGAAGGGCAGACGGGTACTTTGTGTATCGGCTGACCTGCGATACTCCAGGTGAGCAGGGAAATGGATACGTTGGCCAGTTACTGGCAATTGATTACGTCCAGGGACTCACCGATGCCCAGTTGGGAGAGATAATCACTCCCGGAACTGATGAGGAAAGTGATGATGCTTTCCGGAAACGCTACCTGCAGAAAGCGCAGCAGCCATCAACCTCCGGAAATAAAAATGACTACAAGAACTGGGCAACGGAATGTTCTGGTGTCGGGGCAGCGAGAGTCATACCGCTTGCGTACGGTCCGGGTACGGTGAAGGTTGTGATTATTGACAGTAATATGCGGGCAGCGACACCGGCTTTGGTGACAGAAGTATATGACTATATTGAAGGGTTGCGGCCGATCGGTGCCACGTTAACGGTCGTGAGTGCCATAGAAAAGGCAATTTCAGTATCAGCAAAGGTTAAACTGCAGAACGGTGTAAATCTTACCGATGTGCAGAGTATGACCGTTACGACAATAAATGAATTCCTGGAGATGCAGGCATTTGATATCGACTATATCAGTCTTGCGCGGATCGGAAATCTGCTGCTTAATGTGTCCGGAGTTGAGGATTACGGTGAATTGACCTTGAATGGGAGTACCGAAAACATTACCTTGTCGGATGAAGAAGTTGCTGTTATAGAGATTGTGGAACTGGGGGTGATGTAGATGGAAATAACCCCTTTTAACAAAAAGCTGAATCAAGTGGAGGGGCATCGGTATGTAATCGAGGAAGAAGTTGTACCGGTGGGTGGAGTCTACGAGGGTGAGCTAATGCATGACAACATCGATACGGCAACCTTCACAGTCCACACCGGTACCAATCTTACGGGGAAGAAAATTGAGACCTACACCTTGTCCACCCCCGGCATGGCATCGTGGAAGAAGGTAGTCAAAGTGTATACGAATGCCGAGAATGTCTATCTTAATTATGAGACGATCGGGGATACGGTCGAGGCGGAGGACATCAATGAATTGCAGCTGGCGATAAACATGACGCAGCAGGAACTTAACGCAGTGGCGGAGAATATTCCGGGAGAACTGGGTTATGATGAAGTTGCCGATATCTTGAGAAAATAGGAGGAACTATGGGAAACTTTGTTGGAGCATCAAGATTAGAACAGATATGGACAGTTATAAAAGAAAAGCTATCGGGAAAGGTAGATAAAGTAAGTGGAAAGGGGTTGTCCACGAACGATTACACAACGGCAGAAAAGGATAAGCTTGCCGGCATTGCAGCTGGAGCGAACAAAACGATAGTCGACAGCGCATTATCAGGCACATCAACCAATCCTGTGCAGAATAAGATTGTAAATGCTGCCCTTGATACAAAGGTACCAACTACCAGGAAAGTGAATGGTAAGGAACTGAGTACAGATGTAGCGTTGGCCGCTGCCGACGTGGGGGCCATTCCGGCAACTCAAAAAGGTACTGCCGGTGGAGTGGCCGAATTGGATACCGCCGGAAAGATACCGTCTGCACAGTTGCCGTCATTTGTGGATGATGTAATTGACGGATATTATAACAGCAGCAAATTCTACAGTGACTCCGGGCTGACAAAAGAGATTGCTCCTGAAGCCGGGAAGATATATATAGACATTAGCAGTGACAAAACATACCGCTGGTCCGGCAGTGCATACAGGGTTATTTCTGAAACAATTGCTCTGGGAGAAACTTCATCGACAGCATACCGGGGGGATCGGGGTAAGGTGGCTTACGATCACAGCCAGACGAGTCATGCGCCATCAAATGCAGAGGCCAACGTGCAATCAGACTGGAATGCTACGGACACGGCCAATGCTGCTTATATCAGGAACAAACCCGGGGATATGCAGGCCGCCACAGCAAGTGCAGCAGGTAAGGCCGGATTTGTACCGGCACCGGCAGCCGGTAAGCAAGGACAGTACCTGCGCGGTGATGGTACCTGGGCAACACCGGCTAATACTACATATGGAGTAGCCACTCAAGCCGCCAATGGTCTCATGTCATCGGCTGACAAGAAAAAGTTAGATGAAATGGTAGAGATGACTGCCGAAGAAGTTGCTACGATTCTCAATTCATAGACCAGGAGGTGCGCAGAGAACATGGGAAAATTTCTAGGAGAAAGTGCGCTAAGGCAGCTTCGAGACAACCTTAAAGAACGCACTGTTCCCGGCTCAAATATACCACTGATTATTGGCACACAAACAGCTTCTTCGCATACTTGGACTGGTAGGACCTCTGCTTTTTCCGAGTTGACGGATGGCATGATGATTAATTACTATCTTCCATTTGCGGGTAACGGTACATCTGTTACCCTGGAACTTATATTAGCTGACGGCAGTACCACTGGGGCAATACCAATGTATCATAATAACACTACAAGAATGACTACGCATCAAGGTCAGTATATGATTTCAACATTAATATATAGACCTAATGGCATGGGTAGTGTAACAAACCCTGGTTGGTGGTGGATATATGGCAGAGACGTGGATACTTTTGACAGGCTATACTATAACAACTCCATATTTATGTCAGCAGCGTTATACCGTTATAAATGGGTCATGCAGGACATCAATGGTAAATGGTATCCTATGTTTCCGGACAACAAGACAAGTACAACCGCCGTTGGCTCGTGGGTTCCTTCAACGGCATCCTTCCGAATCGGTTCACCAATTTTATATTATAATACTACAGCCACGGTTGCATCCGGAAGCACAACCAACAACCTTTACCGGACAATAGCGCACGAGGTCAGATATAACCTTGACGTTTCAGCGGTTACTGCATATGAGCCAATTCTGCTTAAAGGTATTATTGATAGTTCTGGTGGATTTGTTATTAATCAATCAGAGTATTTTACACAGGCATTCCCGGCAGCAGATGACGGGTATTACTATATGTGGATAGGATACGCTTACTCAACCACAGCCGTCAGGCTTGATGTCGATCATCCGATTTATTATTATAAAAGCGGAAAGCTTAGTATTTACGCTGGGGATTATGTCAAAAAAGCTTATACCTGGGACGATTTGAGAGGGGTGTGATATGTACGGTCAGAATCTATATGGATTAACTAATTATGGTCATGGTGCTGCTGTCAGCGAAACGGATCTGGAAAATCACTACATTGATATTGCTCAGTATGCTCCGCCCTTCTTTCGCAATATTCGCGAGATGGCACAGATATATCGTACCGAGGGCTACGAACTGGGACTGCTGCAATATTACCTGGATGATCTGGTCAAGCAGGCATTTGTAAGTACCGCCACCTGGGGATTGGTATATTGGGAAGAGCAATATGGCATTACAACAAATCTTTCCCTTACTAATGAGGACCGGCGGGAGATCATATGCGCCAGGATGCGCGGCCAGGGGACGACGACGATCGCAATGATCAAGCAGACTGCCGAGGCATTCAGTGGCGGAGAGGTGGACGTGATTGAGGATAACCCCAATCACCTTTTTATTGTCCGATTTGTTGGTATTAAAGGGATACCCCGGAACATGCAAGCTTTTATAAATATGTTGGAAGATATTAAACCCGCCCACCTTGCTTATACATTTGAGTATCGTTATACCGTTTGGAATAACATGAATGCATATAAATGGATTGACCTGAACACTCAAACATGGAGCACAGCCAGAACAATGAAGGAGGATTGAACACAATGAAACTGACAACGAATTATGGATTGAAGAAGCCAGAAGGTACCGATACCGTTAATATTGATGATCTTAATGACAATGCGGACATATTGGACACAAAATTAAAAGCATTGGATGTCGAGGTAACCGAGACAAAAAAATCTGTGAGTGATGGAAAATTATTGATCGCTGCCGCCATCACTCTACAAGGTGTAGCAACGGCAGCAACAGATACTTTTGCCAGGATGGCGGCCAATATCAAGGCTATTATAACTGGTGCCGGTAATGCAATAGCATCAGTTGTTCTAGAAGGTTACACCTTCACTAATGCTACTGGTGTTGAAACCTCTGGAACGATGAAACATCTGACTAACAGAGCAACTATTACACATGCAACTGATAATGCTACGAGAGTTATTCCTGGCGATGCTGCGTTTATGCTGACGAACAGTGATGGTGTGCATCGTGTAGAAATACGATATAACGGAGAACAGGGGTTTGTTACCCCAAACACATTATTTGCTATCGCTACAGGAACTATGGCGACGGCAGGTGGTTTGACAGCGGTAAAGCTTTTGGCTGGGCAAGGTGCCTTTGGATTATCTGGTACTGCTACAAATGATGCAACAGCGACGGCAGAACGATTACTTTATCCAAACACTGCCTATGTCAAAGGTTCTAAGGTAACTGGTACAATGCCTGACAATACAACATTATCAAGTAATGGCACGGTTCCGGGT